CTTCAAAGATAAGATGACATATAGAACCTCTGCGAGCGCCATCATTCCCTTTTTCGGGTAAACCAAGCTTATACTTACACCAATACAACCAAGAACACGACTGCGCGGTCTTGATTCTGCTAGCAGATAACGGTGTTTGAGGGTCAGGCATCACTAAGTAATAAAGCGGTCTTTATTTCTTTTTTAGTGAAGCTTGAAGAGTTGTTTTTAACAAAATCACAAATAAATTTTAATTGTGCATCTTGGTCTATCGGCTTTTCAGACCAGTATTTCTTAATATCACAATCATCTAAATGAGCATCACCAAAATCATTATATAACTTCGGGGGGAATTTTACACTCAAGGTATTAAGGTCGAAGTAGTTAGAAAGCTTTAGAAAGCTTTTCAACGCCGCAATAAATCCTCTATTTTCCCTACTATTCGCATCGTTATTTGTTGAAATATATATATGGTTGATAGACCTACCACTAAGATAATTAATAATATTATTATTAACAGATAAGCCAAAAATGACAAGAACATTCCTAATGTTTTGTTCGTAAAGAGCCAACGCATCACCTATACTTTCTACTAAAATTACTTCTTTTTTTAAATCGATTTCCTCGTCTACACCAGTATTTTTATTGAAAGCTGGGTAAACCCAATTATTACGCTTTCCTATGTGCTTCCATTTTGGATAATCATTATTATCGTCAACTTTTCTTCCTGAAAACCCGACAATTTGGTTATATTCATTATATACAGGAAATACCATTCTTCTATACATCTTCCCGACACCCGCTAACCCAACCCCAAAAGCTTTTTGTGTTTCTTCTGAAATATTTCTTTTGCTATAAAAGTTATAATTTGGAAATAACCTTTCTAAAGAAGAGTCTGGGTAAATTTTTTCCATTTCAATTTTTTCGTTAGGGCAATAAGTAGTTACAGTATCTGTAGAAGAATTCGCTAAAATTTGTTTTATTTGCTTTTGATCTTTAATGGTTAGACGGATAAGAGCCTCGAAAGGTTTAGAGCCTTTGTTTTCCACAAAATCCATCCATACTCCAGTATTTTTGTATATTTTAACGGCAGTATTGTTGTCTCCGTCTCTATAAAGAGCTTGAGTTCTCCAATGATCACCACAGTCTATAAGACTATAACCTATTGACTCCAAGATTCCTTGGAAGTCTTCAGAATTGATCAAAGTCTGGGATTGTTTCTTGGACTCCATCGCTGTCTAACTCCTCGTGACCGTCTAAAACGCGAGCGATATCTCTAAGATCTCCTCGCTCTGTGATATTAAAATTATTAAAATCTAAATTAATAGCATTTTTTCTCAAAGAATCTCCTATTCTAACTGGCTCGATTGCACCCGCAATATCGCTACCTAAATGACGAGCTTTTACATTAATAAGTTTATGAGTGCCAAATCTCCCTCCTTCCGTCTCCATTTCATCAGCAGTTTTACTGCGAAGAATAAACATGTGAGAGCAAAATTGAGTGATCCTGTCCGATAATGAAACAATAGACTCATCATCGACTATGTTTTCAGAGTTTCTGTTCGTAGTGATTCCATATCTATTTGATTGAACTGAAGTTATCATAGGTATGACAGGATTGCCATCATGGAGGATTTCTTTTTGGACGCACTTTTTAAATTTGTCTACCATTTCTCCCACAACTTGCCACTCTGATTTGTTGGAGATATTTTCTGATGTAGTTTTAATATAATCAAAAGAAAAAACCATTTGATTACCCCTGCCTACTTTCGCATAATAAAATCTTTTTAAAGTATTAACCATTGAGTCAACGTCCATACCTCCGACATTATAATAATAGAACTTTAAATTTTTTATCTTCGGCCAAACAGATCTTACTTTATTGACAACTTCTTCACCAGCTTGTCTCCATTTACCACTTTCTAACAAGTGCATTGGGATTCCAGATAAAGCAGCACACTGCCTCATAATAAGCTCTTCCTTGCTCATTTCACCATTATCAAAATGCAAGACGGGAACATCATACTGTAAGCTCACTTTAGTAGAGTAATCCATACAGAACTGTGTTTTACCCACTCCAGAACGAGCTACAATCACGGTAATATTGCCAGCTCTAAGCAGTGAACCGTAGATAGCATTCACTTTCGGATGTGGACCCATCATACCGAATTCTGTTACAGGATTGTCTCCGCGTTCTTCGACAAGAGCCTCCATTTCCTCGTAAATATTCTCTGGGGTGTCATTGCCTATTTCATACAGGTTGATACGAGAATTATAAACATTGTCAGCAACCTCGATAATATCCCGATATGAAGATTCAGGAGAGATGCTTTTCATCTTTTTGGCAATCTCTTGAGAAGATTCCAAAATTTCGCGTCTTATGCTATATTTTTTAAGCTCTTTGGCCGTTTTAAGAATATTACCTTTGGGAACCTTCCTTAAAGAAAGAGATTTAATGTAATCGGAAGGATTAAGATTGTCCTCGAAAGATAATCCGACATCATTTACTCTTTGAGCAATAATGATTTCATCAATTTCATCACCAGCATCAATAGCTTGTTGAATTATTCTAAAGATGGCTGAATGAAGAGAGCTTTGTTTAGAGTAAAAATCAGAATTACTAATAAAATTAGAAATTTCCGCGAGGCTTTCTGGCTCTTTAAGCAGCCCAGCTAATAATTGTTTTTCTAATTCAAAATTATATATCATTACTCTGGATCTGGTAGCTCGTTAGATGGTTGGGTGAAATGGTTTTCTAAAGCTTTCGTGAGAGCAAACTCTGTCATGCCACAATCAAATTTGCAATAGATAAGTGGTTTGCCATTTTCAGAAGAAACAGCCATAATCACGCCTTTATATTTATCAGCTCCCCCTGATAATTCATAAAGCTTATCGACCATTTCTGTCGGGATGCAGAATTCTCCTTCTTCACTTCCTTCTGGTAAATTCATAAATAAATGTCTTGTTCGCTGAATAAAGATGCTTGTATTTCGTCTTTTGGATAAACTTCGGCTAATTGTATTTTATTAGCTTGGCAAAAGTTTAATTTTTGCTCATCTCTTTTAAGTTGATCGGCATATTTAAAATGGTTTTTATGAAAATGCTTCACAAATTTTGTGTGTTGAGCGCCTTGGACTTCAACTGCAATTTTTTTATTAGCATTATAAAAATCTAAAGTCAACCTACTTCCAACAACTCTAAATTCTTCAAATACAATATCATTCTCCCAATATAGCCGCAGAAATTTTTTTACGTTTGTTTGAAACTTACTCCTACTAGGTTTGTCCCAATCAATTAAATATTTCTTTGCGTTTTTGAGATTTCTTTCTTTTCCATATCTATCAATAAACTTCATGCTGCAATTTGCTCTTTGAAATACTTCATCAAAAATTCACAAAGCTTACGATTTTCATCAAGAACTTTAAAAAGATTATTATCACCTTGTATTTGCTCTGGAAAGTCTAATTTGTTTTCTTTTAATAGCTCTAGAAAATCTTCAGTAGGCTTAATCCAAGACCCCTTCTTTTCCACAAACTCCCAAGCGTATAGCAAGTCTACAATTTCTTTTTCGATCCAGATAGAATTACCTCCAGACCTATTATATCTTACAGGATAAGATAACCTTACATTTGATTTTTCATTGGGAGATTTGGCTATTAACACTTTCGCGAAGTGTCCAATAATAGGATTTTTTTTCTCATCAATAGCTTTTAAGCTGGGGTTTTGGAGAATCAAGTCTGCTTTGATTCGGGGTTGGAATTGAATACAAGTATTAGCGTAATGCTGTAAAGCGTATCCCCCTGTAGCCAGTCCTACATTATCAGGCTCTTTAGAATACTTATCTTTCATTTGTGATCTGACTTGACTGATAAATATAGCCATATGACCTCTTTTCCCCAAAGCGATACTAGTTTGAGCGCACCATCTAGCTGCAATAGAAGCTCCAGAAGCTATTTTAGCGAACTCATCAAAACCTTTAGCGGTGTCATTTTTTGCCGTCAAACCGTCAACAGAGTCTAATATAAAACAATATTTTTGTGGATTTTTTACATCGTCTATTAGTTGTTTGATGCAGGTCATTGCTGTTTCATAAATATTTGTCTCTAAAACAAAACAAGTACCATCTACCCATTCGTCTGCTGACCACACAAACTTTACACCTGATCTCTTTCTTACCTCTGGAGAGAGCCTTCCTTCAGCTTTGATATATAAGCCCCTCGGTTTTTCTACAGTGCTTAAAAAGTTTTTCATAACCTCTAAAGCTTCAGAAGTTTTACCCCCTTCTGTAAGGCCAGTGAAACGATGTAACCCAGGCCCGAAACCTCCGTTCATGTTTAAGTCGAATTGCAAAGAGCCGCTAGAAACTTTGTAATCAACCTCTTTCTCAAAATTGTAATGATCCGTTTTATTTGATTTCAAAAAATTACCTAGAATATCGTTTGGTTGTGGTCCTTCACTCATTTAAAAAGTCTTTTATAGTTTTGTTTTTGCGAGGCGCATTTCCATCAGCGCCCACCTTCTC